TTGTCATTTCTCGCAAAATTTTTTCCTGCCACTTCCTTGGTCCTTTAAAATCTTCGAGGGGGGTGTCCTTCATTCCCCATGGGAAGGCAAATTTGACGAAGTTTAATGGATTATCTTTAACCACAGGCGACCATAGTTCGGTCATTAATAGCTTTTCTTCTTCTGGTTTATATTTCATTTAAAATACCTACAAAAAATTATCGCAACAGTTCCATGTACTGTACCCCCCACGCCAACGCAAGCAGGGGGGTCTAAATGATAGTGAGTACTAACTAACATTATGTAAGTAAGTGCTTACTATCGCTGTATGCGTTGCTGTTATGCCATTCATACGCACGTGAACGCGTGAACGTATGCAAGAACGCACAACCTATCTTGTTATTGTGCATATATGCACGCATGCATGCTTGCTTGCTAGCCTTAGTCTTTAGCATCTTTTAAGTTTAGCGTTTCTTGTTCTATTACTTCGCCTTGTATTATGCGTGCGTTTGCGTGCGTGAGTGCGTCTTTAATATTGAGAGTATGTTTTACTTCTTGGCGATCGCTCCATTCATCTGGAGATCTATTCTTTAAATAAAATTGTATTGCTTGAAAGTTGCCGTCATGTATTTGTTCCATTAATTTGAATGTAGCTACTTTCATACCTTTTGCTTTTCCTCTCTCTAATGCGTCCGAGATTTCCTTTTTACGTTTTCTGTTCTTGTTGAATGTATCCCATCCAATACCAAGTGTTCTACATATATCCATGATTCCCAAGCCTTGCGACGCTAACATCTCTACTTGTTCAGCATCAATAATAATCTTTTTACGTCCTGGCTTTCCACTCGGCATCTTGCTCATAATCCGTTTAATTATAGTATGTTTATGCTTTTTTTATCCCTTTTTAATAGTATTTATTAAATTAATTATATTTTTATGCGTTAAAGTGTTGACATATGCGTATGATAGAGTATATTAATAATAACTAGGTAATTAAATCTAGTTACTACGGAGAAAAAAACTATGAGTTATATATACGATGACTTTGGAAACATAAAAGATAATTGCTCTTATGTAATACCAATAAGTGAGCCAATAAATATCAGAGGTTTAAGATCTGATGCTAATTGGTCTATAGAATGTGTAAAAGCGGATAACAAAGATATTGAAATATCTTGTGTATTCTGGACTAAAAAACAAGCTATTGATTTTTTAAATACCGGTATTCATAAATGTGAATATACTGATGAAACGCTTTATAAAATAAAGCATGATTCAAAATTATTAAAAACAACATATTAATAAGGGAGAAATAATGAAACAACCAAAAGAATATAAAATCGTAGATTGGGCATATAATAGAATTTTTCCAAACAAAACTTTTAAATGCTTTTATGAAGCATGGGATTTTGTCATGGAGAATTGCGAGGGAGAAAAAGACGAATACGGAGATATTAGACATGATGATATTTTTGTTGTTCCCTCTAATACCAAGTGTTATTTAAATGGTTATTGGTCAACCATGAACTAACTTAACCCCTAACCACCTAAGCCACTCTTTTGTGGCTTTTCGTGGTAGAAGCCTAGCAATAATGCAAAGCAACTACGGAGAAAAAAATGACAGACACAAATAAACAAGACATCTACACATTAGAGCAAAATCTAATTGAAGAACTAAACGATAATAAGGAAGAAATATTTGAATCAACATATCCAGAAGATTTAATTAATGAATATGCTTATAGTTGGGTACCAATATATAACTATGATTTATTGAAAGTTGCTCAATCTGATTTAACACTTGGATATACCCACGATTCCGACATTGGAGAAGGAGACGTTTATCAACAGCTCACATGGTCAATACATGAGAGACTTATGAACGTTGGCTATCAATGGTTAAATAACCAAGTAGAGGTGGCATAAATGAAATACCAGATAATAATAAACAATGGAACTCTCAAAGGTTTTATAGCCTTTAGAGGTCCATGCCTTGCAACCATGCAAGATAAATATAAACGCCTAGAACTTCAAGGGCATAAATTAAAACTTATAAGGGGTAAATAATGAGTAAAATAAAAACAAATAATAAACTAGTTTTAGAGCCGTCAGCTTGGATATATTTATATTCTGAACTATCTAACTACATTCAAGAATATTCATCTTTAGACCCTATATGGACTACTGATTCAAATGGAGATGAAATTAGAACAGAAGAGAAGCAAGACGAGTTCATAAACATTGCTGATACTGTTGAAGCAATTATGCGAAAGGTTTTAACTAAGGGGGAATATTAATGGCTAACATATATCCAAACGACTCATGGGGAATCTTTAATGCTGAAAGCGAATATAAAGACGTTAAAGGTATACACCCAAATAAAACGATAGACATAAATCTATTTACTGATGATATAACTGGAGAAAAGTTTTTGTCTATATATCCAGTAGATGAAAGCGGAGAAACAGACTGTAGTAAGTCTCTAGGGTTTTATAAATTAGAGGCGGTTACACAATGACACAGCAAGATCAAAACGCGTTAAAGAAACTTAAAAGAAAGTATCCAGAACTCTCACGCGTTGGGAACAACAACAAACAAGAAGACCGAAGACGACAAAAAATTATGATGTCAACCGAGGACTATGAACTATATTTAAAACTAACTAACCAAAAAGGGGGAAATAATGTTGACTAAAAAAGAACTAGAAAAACTTGCACAGCAAGTAGTTAATGACGGATATAAAACCTACAAAGACAAAGATGAAACATCTATTTATCTTGGTATGGTTATTGGTATATCTAAACTAATAAATTTAATTGATAAAAAGGGGGAATAATGGACCTACAACTATTACCAATATTAATTTTTATAGCGTTCTGTTTATATGCAACAGCTCTAATAATTAACGATAGCGATAAAAGAAAATGATATTTTCAATAAACATAAACGGAAACATTGTTGATTGGTGCTATAACTTAGACTGCCAGGATAAACAATTTCATAAAACTTGGATACCTAAATTAAGGGATATTCAAATCATAACTAAAGATCTAAAGGGCCTAACAGTAAACGAGGTTAAAAAGATAATCTTAGAAGATATACAACCAGATATAAACATGGTTAAAGAACATAATAACAAACTAGCGAGAGCGAGGAGAGTAAACGCATGAATAACATGACATTTAACATAGCTTTTGGTAAATATTCAGCACATTATAGAGACCAAGGATTTGGCGGAGAATTGCCTTACATATCCGAGACACACTCTAGGGCAACAGGAGAGGGCGGGTATTTGCTTCGTGATGAAAATGATATGCACATAGCCTATGTAACAAAAGAAGGCAAGGTACAGGCTTAGAATGGACAGAAACGCTATCCCCAAACACCTTAGACATTTAAGTGATGAAAAACTTAAAGCATTATTCTATTTATTTAGGTCACCAAAATGAGCAACATACATAATCAAGAACAATTAGAAAACCAATTTGATGACATACTAGACCAAGTATATAAATGGGATAGTAAAGGGCTACTAGAAACTCAAATAAGAGACGTAGTCTTGGCCTATGGTTTACATCAAGACGATGATCGCGATGAAATATTACAATTCATAGCGGAAAGTATTTTAAACGACAATTACGAGGTAGCATCAATATGACAGGTAAAGGATCTGGCAGACGCAAGGAAGACATAAACAAGATACGCAATAATTGGGATAGCGTATTTGGTAAAAAGAAAAAGGAACTAATAACCGAAGTAACAATCGAATTTACCATGCAAGGCAACCCAAGAATAAACGACATGAATAACCAAGTTGAAAAAATGTTAAAAGAGAATAAAATTATATATTCAACTGTAACCAAATATATTTAATGCTTGAACTGATTATTAAAATAATACTATCGCTCGCAGGCGTGTTCGCACTCATGATGCTACTAACCTCATTAGCAATAGTAATAATCGACCGCAAGCAATAAGTTACGACTAGCGAGAGTGTCATTACTCTCCGTAGATGACAAAACCCCCCCTATAAGTCTCTCGCTAGTCACTCCACGCACGGAGGCCACGCCCCACGCACGCACAAAAAAAAGATTAGGTATAACCCCACTTTACCCTTATAATGAATCTACAGAGCTTAGGCGTATCTATAGACCACGATCCCCCTTTCACTCCTCTCCAGGTATGTCTTAGCTCTCCTTAATAATCTCATTCGCTAGGCCCACCAATAGATAATGCTTCTTCCCACTCGCTTGACTTTTCCTTAACCTACCCTCTTTACCTTCAAGCACGCACCAAAGAACTTCTTTCTCAATCAACTCTTTCATTCCTCTCCCAGCTGTTCGTCTACTAACGCCAATCATCTTACAATAATAACTAACCGCATCATGAGAACTAAACGTCTCAAACCTATATCGCTCACATACCGCCCAAAGAATTAACTTGGCACTAATAGATAAATCCTCACGCCCACACGCACGTCTGAATATTTGCCAGACACACCCACGCATCTTCGTGTAATTCTTTTGCTCTTGCACGCAGGCTAACGGCACTAATCCGCTAGCGTGCAAGCGTGGGATTTCGCTAGGTATTACCCACCAATATTCTTTGTTCTTTTTATCAAACTTTCTAATCATGCGAGTATGCTCTCGTGCGTTCGTGATTGCGTTCGCGTGGAGGGGGAAAACGCCCTCAGCGTTTTTCCACTCCTATATATATAGTATATATGGATATATGCGACAAAAATGGTACCTGCTTGCGTCAATTTGTCGCAATCAGCTACCACTTTTGTCGCATGTTTGCTAAAAATACGTTTCATAATCTGTCTTTGGCATAGAGTTTATTGGCTCTAATATGCCGTCTTTTCTTATTAAAGTTTGCACTCCATAATCCACATTACCAGAGTTAGATTTGACTAGGGCGGCCTTGACCACGCTCAACCTATCGTATGGTATGTTTGCTTGTTCACATAACTCCTCTGCATCTGATTCGCTTGGTATCCACATACTGATTGCAAACCTAACTGAATCTGTTATTGATGATGCACCTCTGATATCTGCTTTATGTGAATAAGGATCATCAGAATCATTGGTAATGGATTGTTTATTAATATGATGCGTTGTCAAAGTAGTACAACCAATATTGGCACTAATCATCGCACAATAACTTCCCCAGAGCTGTCCAGCTTCGTTACTTTGCGACACACTAGCCGTTGTAAATGCTTGTAGTGGGTCGAACGCAACTAATTTTAAGTTATCTATACCTTTTAATTCTTCTACAATCTCTCTTGCTTGTTCAGTAATACCTTCTTCTCGTAATAAAATTAATGGCTCTTTTTGGTCTGGTATTGGATAAACATATACATCGTTGTTATGTTTAAACCTTTCTCCAAAAGGATCTAATAAATCAATTCTATGGTGTACTTCAACCAAATCATCTTCAGCACAAAATACTACTGAAGAACCGTTTTCTTTAACTTCTTTACCCCACCAAGTACCACCTTTGGCTATTGCTAATGCAAGTTGTAATAATGATAATGATTTGCCTACTCCACCTGATGAAGCTAATATTCCTGGTTTAGCCAATGGTATAAATGAATCTACTAAAAACTTTTGCGGTTCTGGTTTTTCTATTAAGTTACGAATCGCATACTTTTTAATATTAAATTTAGATTCAGTAAGTTCTTGTTTAACTTTATCTAAACCATGTTTTAAATATAAGTCGTTATAATCCCCATGTTCGCTCGGCAAACGCACGCACGCATTCGTCACACTCTGCACACACTCTTGGGCTTTCTTCTCTCCGACTCCGCTTTCATCATTGTCTAACGCAACAATAATCCTAGCACCCGAAAGCTTGCGTATTTGAAGGGCTACTGCCATGAC